TGGTATGTCAAGTAGCTTTAAGATAGAAGAACCTATTACAACATGGAACTTCTTATTCTTACCTAAGGATAAGTTCTTCTTAACTTCATTCCCATATCAAACTAACACTGAGATCCATGGGTGTAATATAAATACAATGACAGATATAGTAGGGACTAAGCCAAACTATGTTTGTCGTGCAGCAATATTTGGCGGATCTAAAGAACAGATCTCTGAATTTAATGATAAATACTTTGATCTGATTGGCCAATGTCTAGATAAAGGTACTATCGGTACAGAAGAGGCAATATTTACAATGGTAGAAATGATGAATCCTAACCTTGTAAATCGTTATGCAATGCCAAATGGCGGAATACAAAATTATTTGAACACTATAAGGAATAGATGATGCGTTTTCATATCTTAGGTTTACCTCACACAGTATCAAGCAAAGAGTATGTTGCTTGTGCTTACACCCAAAAAGTAGTTAAGTTTGCAAAGATGATGACTGATCGCGGCCATACCGTCATTCATTATGGTCATGAAGACTCTGACTTGCAATGTACAGAACATGTGCCAGTAACTACAAATAAAGATCTTAAGATCGCATATGGCTCACATGACTGGCGTAAGAACTTCTTTAAGTTTGATACTGGTGATCATGCTTATCAGACATTCTATAAAAATGCTATCCGTGAAGTAGGTAAACGTAAACAACCTAATGACTTCATCCTTCCATTCTGGGGATCAGGTACACGTCCAGTATGTGATGCACATCCAGATCTTATTACAGTTGAACCAGGTATTGGATATGCTGGTGGACATTGGGCAAAATTTAAGATCTTTGAATCATACGCTATCTACCATGCATATTATGGTCTTGAAGCTGTAGGTTCATGTAAACAAAATTTCTATGATGTTGTTATCCCAAATTACTTTGATGAAAATGACTTCACATTTGCTCCTGAAACTAAAGAAGACTATTGCTTATTCTTAGGTCGAGTCTATGAAGGTAAAGGTATTCATATTGCAATCCAAGCTACAGAAGCTGCAGGCATGAAATTAAAAGTCGCAGGTCAAAATAACCTTGAAGCATGCGGATATAAAGAGATCCCTAAACACGTTGAGTTCATCGGTTATGCTGACGTAGAAAAACGTAGAGAGCTTATGAGTAAAGCTAAGGTATCATTTGTAGCATCTATGTATGTTGAACCGTTTGGTGGAGTACAGATCGAGAACTTATTCTCTGGTACACCTACTATCACCACTGACTGGGGTTCATTTACAGAAAATAACATTCATGGTGTTACAGGCTATCGTTGCCGTACATTTGAAGAGTTTGTATGGGCGCTTAAGAACATTGATCGTATCAACCCACAAGACTGCCGTGATTGGGCACTAAAAAACTTTTCATTAGAAAAAGTAGCTAAGATGTATGAAGAATACTTCCAAGCTGTGCTTAATATCCATGGTAAACAAGGTTGGTATGAGCCAAATCCTGATAGGACAGATATGGATTATGCAATTAAAAGATACCCAGGACGTGTATACGATTGACGTTTATTTTATATAAATAATAGAATAAACACTAGGAAATCGTCATGGCCGTTACAAGCAGAGCAACCCTAACAGAATACGCTTTAAGAGCCCTTGGTGAACCAGTAGTAGAGATCAACGTTGACGACTCCCAACTAGAGGAACGTATCGACGAGGCCCTTGACTATTGGAACCAATATCATTTTGATGGTGCAGCACGTATGTACCTCAAGCAAAAGATCACAGCTTCAACTATCAGGATCGTTGGAACAAACTCAGAGGCATTCCCAGTAGGGACTACTATAACTGGTGCTACTTCAGGAGCTACAGCTTCAGTATGTACAGAATCTGGTAGGACTGCGGCTAGTAATATCATCATATGTAAGAACGTTACTATAGCATCAGAAGAGACAAAGCAACACACCGTCTTCAATGCTACTTCAGTAGGCGCGTTTACTGCAGGTGAGACCATCACAGGTAGTAATGGTGCTACAGCTGTAGTTCATGCTGATAGAGTCACGTTAGGTACATATGACCTTAAGTATTTTGCTATCCCAGACTACATCTATGGCATAACAAGAGTCATGCCGTTTAGCGCAGCGTCAAGCTCAAAAAACTTATTCGACTTACAATACCAATTAAGACTTAACGACTTATATGACTTGACTTCAACGTCATTGATCTATTATAAGACGGTCATGTCGCACATCTCATTGCTTAACCTTGAATTAAATGGTTATCCGCTATATAGATTCAACCGTATGATGGGTAGATTAAGTCTTGATGTTAATTGGGATGCAGCACTCGCGCTAGGAGATTTTATCTTAGTTGAGTGTTACAGAGCATTAGACCCAACAGTATTTAGTAAAGTATGGAACGAGCCATGGTTTAGACGCTATGTAACAGCATTGTTTAAACGTCAGTGGGCTACAAACATTAAGAAGTTCCAAGGTATCCAACTACCGGGTGGTGTAACAATCGATGGTGATAAGTTATATGCAGAAGCGATAACAGAGATCAAAGAGTTAGAAGACGAGATGCTTAACAAGTCAGCGCCATTGGAGTTCTTCCTTGGCTAGATCAGTATACTTCTCTAACGGCATTCGTTCAGAACAGTTATTATACGAAGACATCATAGTAGAGTCTATCTCGATCTATGGTCAAGACTTCTATTATATACCACGCACACTAGTTGGTAAAGACGAGATCCTTGGTGAAGATCGTCTATCACAATTTAAGAACGCTTATGGCATTGAGATGTATCTTGAGACCGTAAACGGGTTTGAAGGCCAAGGCGCATTCATTCAGAAATTTGGTTTGATGATGGAACAATCTGCTACATTGACTGTAGCACGAAGAAAATGGGAACAACTTGTAGGACAACATGGTAGATCTATCTTACCTAATCGTCCAGCTGAAGGTGACTTACTATACTTTCCACTAACTGGTGGTTTGTTTGAGATCAAGTTCGTTACTCATCAAGATCCATTTTATCAAGCTGGTAAACTATACGTATATAAATTACAAGTTGAGTTATTCCAATACTCATCAGAACATATTACTACTGGTATTTCTTCTATAGATGTATTTGAGACTCTTAAATCGTTTGACGAGACTAAAGTCCCAAATGGTACTGTAACAGAGATCAAGATCACTAATAAGGGTGCAGGTTATTCTACAGCACCAACAGTTAAGTTAGGCGAAGATTGGGTTGCAACTACTGCTATAGCGGTTGGAGACCAAGTATCTTATAGCGGTAGAAGATATATTTGTACTATTGCTGGTACTACATCAGCAACAGCTCCAATCCATATATCAGGCGAGATAGATAATGGTACTGCGCGATTGGCATTCTTTGGTTACAGAGCTACTGCCACAGCATATCTTGGTAATGGATTAACTGCAAACGAAGTAGTGAAGATATTAGTAACTGACGCAGGTTCAGGATATACTACAGGACCTACAGTATACTTAAGTGGTGGAGGTGGTACTCAGGCTGCAGCTACAGCTATCATTGGTAACCTTGATAAACAAGATTCATATGGTGATAATAATAAGTTTAAAGAAGAATCACAAGGTATTGTCTTTAACGAAGAGAACCCATTTGGTGAACTATCAACATATTATGTAGCACCAACAGTAGGTGTATATTCAGATTCAACTTCAACTACAGCAGACTCAACAACAATAACATCGGACGAAATTTAAAATGGCTAAACAAACAATTAATGTAGGAGCAACAGGCAACGACCGTACAGGTGACGCTATAAGAGTTGCTTTTACTAAAGTAAACGATAACTTTACTGAACTATATGCTGGTGCAGGATCAATTGGAGCTTCAGGTTCTCAAGGTCCTGTTGGAGCAACTGGTCCAGGTGGAGGAGCTACTGGAGCATCAGGTGTTCAAGGACTTAGAGGTGCAACAGGTTACACTGGAGCAACCGGTTCTGCAGGAGTTAACGGAGCAACAGGAGCTGCTGGTACTAATGGTGCAACAGGAACTCAAGGTGCTAGTGGAACTAATGGAAATAATGGATCTGCTGGTGCAACTGGAATTGCTGGTGCTTCAGGTGCTACAGGTATTCAAGGTGCTTCTGGAATTGGTGCTACAGGTTTACAGGGTCCTAGAGGTTCTACAGGGGTTATTGGTGCAACAGGAATTCAAGGCGCATCGGGCGTAGGAGCAACAGGTATTCAAGGTGCGTCAGGTTCTACAGGATTAACCGGTTCTACAGGAGCCACAGGTTTTCGGGGTGCATCAGGTGCTACGG